CTAAACAAAGCCTTAACTGGTGCAGGAAAAGGAGATTGAATTCCAATAATATCTTCCGCAAGAGTATTAACTGCTGCAACAGCAATTCCATACCTAAGTAGTTTTGCTTTATTATTTCGTAATTGTACATTCTTATTCCCAATTCCAATTAAATCTTTAGCTACAAAATTAGCATGACTAATAGTATACGTTTGCCAAAGTGTTAATGCTTTACCAAGAGCACTTCTTTGTGCAGGAGATAAATTAACTATATTACCACTCGCTTGTAATTTTACAACATCCGCATCAGCTCTTCTAATCGCTTCTCTCTCTGTCATCCTCCCTGCTTTAACATCTGCTTTCATTGTATTCCATGAAGCTCTCCAAGTAATCTTAGCTGCTGCCATGTCTATCTTTTGACTAGCATATAATCCAGCTCGCCTAGTATTCGCACTAGCCTTCTCATATTTAGTTCCTGCAATAGCCCCACTAAAATCTTCTAACCCTGCTTCCATAGATCTTGTATTTAATTCAGATGATTTTTTAATTGGACATTTTGTATCTAATCCATAATCTTTAATTGCTTTCATCATTCCAACTTCACCAAAGACAGTATATGATGGAGCAAGAGCTGAAGCTTGAATAGCTGCTGTACGAACATTTCCACCTAACACTGCTGCTGTCATATTTGTAGTTAACTTCCTAATCATTTTATCAACAGATCTTGGCATTTCAAAATTAGGTTTTCCTGCTAAACTATTACTCCAACTTTCAAGTTCTCTAGCCACATAAGGATTATGTTCCCTAAGAGTAGTTGTTGTTCTTCCAGGGATTGTTAACCTCTGGGTAGTTGCTTGTTTAACAAATGCATTTAATGGTGACATATGAATATGCTTTAAAGATTCAGAAGCATACCTCTTATATATGATTAAAGGATCAAGTTCTAACTTAACCCCCTTACGTAAACCAAGTCTTTGCATATGAGCAAAAGTAGTAGAATCTTTAACAAGTTGTGCATGTCTTTGAGATATAGTAGCTAAATCATCCATAACAAGATTAACTCTTCCTTCTCTCCTACCTCCTTGAAATAATTGTCTTATATCACTTATAATAGATTCCTTACTAAAGAAAGATAAATAATCATCCATAGCTGGGATTTTCTTTTTACCAATTTTAACTCTTGCCTCATTCACTCTATCAAGTAATTCTTTAAACCTTGGTTGTAATTCTGCCTTAAGTTCTTTAAAGTATTTTGTATCCATTTTAGGTTTCTTCTTCATTATCTTCATAGCCTCAGCCCCAAATGGATTTAAACTATGCCAAGTAACTCCAGCTTCTTCTCGTAATTTTTTATTTGAAAACTTCTTACTTTGTTCTTTAAGATAATTAACAACCACCCTCTCTTCATCTTTAATTCTACTAGTAATTTCTCTCGCTTGATCTAATAAAGGGCGAATAGGTTTAAACTTTTCTCCAAATGTTCCAGGATTTGAAAACCATTGAGCAAGTAATCCAGGTTCTATTACTTCAAGATCCATAAATTTAATCGCATCAGTATTTCCAACCTTAATCATTTCTTTTGCATTAGTTCTTCCATTAGCATCAGTAGTTATATTAGATTGCATTTCACCTTCTTTCAAGTCAAAGAATCTAAAATCATTCTCAGCATAATCAAGAGATGTATTACCAGCATTATTTTTATCTTTCTTACTAGGTTCTGTTATCACCCTTTCCTTTGGTGGAAGGATACTACTTAAAGGTGCTTTCATCTTCTCATACATACTAACATATTGATCAACTTTATTTCCTGTAACTCCTCCATCGAGTAAGTAAGTTCTCAAATCCTTTCCCTGTTTTTTAGCTTCTTTATTTAAATTCTCTAATGCATTAACTTGTTTCTTTTTAAAAGTAAGTTCTATCGCTCCTTTGTTATTTTTCAATGGCTTTAATAAAAAAGTAAGTCTATTTTTATTTTCTTCTATATATTTTATTTTCTTATCAAATACTTTATTCCACCCAAGAGCTTCATCAGGAATATTCTTAATTCCTCGATAATCTTTTCCATTACTAACCTTACTCCTACTTAACACCTCTTGAATCTCTATTGGCATTAAATCAAATTCTATTGTATTAATTTCTTGTTCTTTAGCTTTAATATAATTCTCTGGAATTTTATTATCAGAATTAGGAAATTTATCAAGTTTTTTAAGTTGTTTAAGATTCTTTCGTAATTTATTTAATCTAATAATTTTTTTAGATGGTGGACCAAGACCATTAGCTTTATCTCGTTCTATCTTAAGTTCTTTACTTTGTTTTCTATTAAGTATTCCTAACACCTCTCCTTTTTCAAGAGCTGTTAATGGTTTAACCTTAGATGTTAACGCTTTCTCTGAATATGTTAAAGCTTCCTTTGGTGCTTTTATATCAGTAAATCTTTTATTCAAATTTGCTTGTAATTCTCTTTGTTTAACTACTCCATCTTTTGCTTCTTCAGTTTGTATTTTTTCAACCCTAGTTCTTTCTTGTAACCCTGGATCTTTAGCAACTTCATCTTTAACTTTCTCTTTAACTTTCTCTTGTAATGCAAGACCTTCTTTAGTTTTTAAATAATTTTCAATATCATTTACATTCGTATCTAAAATTTCCTGCTCTTTTTTAATTCCTCTTTTTACTTTATTTCCTAAACTAGTTTTTACTTTTCCAATCCCTGCTTTACCTACTGCATGAATACCACCAAGAACTCCAATCTCTGTTGTAGAAGTAAAAAAAGCATTTGCATTAGGAAATTTTTCTGGGTCAATAATTGGATCAATTCCATAATGTATTATTTTCCGTGCAGCCTCAAAACCTTTTCCTAAAACTTCTAATCCTTTTTGAGCAGTTTTAGTTTTAGCCTCAGGTAATAAACCTCCATAAGTATGGATATAATTTGCTACTTTTTCTCCCATTTCAGCTTGTTCTTCTGGTGTTTTAGGAACAGTTATTCCTAATTTATTTTGAGCATCTTCAACAAGTTTCATTGGATATTCTAATAAAGTATCTTTACTTACTTCAGATAATGTCTGTTGTATTTTTGCTCCTCCAATAGAACCAAATTGAGCTAAATAAGCAGGAATAAAAGCAGTAGCTCCAGCAGCAAATTGACCTGCAAATTCAGGAACTCCTTTAAAAACATCATTAGCTCCTTTCGCTATTCCTTTAACAATATTATGAGGAGAAGAAGTTTTTATTTGTGGATCAACTATACTTGTTTCTTCTTTTTTCCTTGGTTGTGTCTCTACCTTAGTCTGTTCACTTATTGAACGCCCATCAGTAATCTTTTCTCCAGTTCTTTCTTTTTCAACATCACTAAATCTAGAAGAAATAGAACCTTTATTTTCAGGCTTTATTTCTTCATCAACATTAGTAAATCTAGAAGATATATTATCATTATCTATATCTACTACCTCTTCAACATTAGTAAATCTAGAACTTAAAGTACTCATACTATTATTTTCCCTTCATTGCATCAATAAATTCTACAACACTCATCCCAACACTTTCAGCCATTGCATCAATATTAGTAGATGTTACTCGTACTCCATCAAAATTTTTCTTTGGGATTGATAATTCAACCATAGTATCTGGACCAACAAAATGATTTTCTCTTACTAAATATTTACTATTTCCTTGTGCATTGTAATCTTTAGCTGCACTTTCAGCAATATCTATTGGAGTTCTATCTTTAAGTATTTTATTATTTGCTCCTAATATATATTCACGATCTTCTTTTTCCTGATTTATTACTTTTGTTTTCTCTTCCTTTTTAACCAAATCTTGTTCTCTAATAACCTCTTCTTCTTTAAAAGTATTAGTTATTTCATCTTGTTTTACATCTTGAGTAAATTCTTGTTTATTTAATTCAAGAGCATTATTTGCAATTTGAGCTCTTAATAATGCAATTTCATTAGCACTATTTCCCTTATTTGGTAAAGTAGATTTAAATTCTTCTAATCTTATTTTTTCATTAGTACTTAAAGTTTCTAATTCCCTCTTAAATGCTCTCTCTGTATTTGTAGCCTCAACCTTAGCTCCTGCTAAACTCTTCGCAGCTTCAGTCTCTCTACCATATTTAAGTTCACCAAGTTTTTGTTTATATATCATATCTGCAAGAGCTTCTCCTCTTTTACCACCTTGCATTAATATTTGCAATGCCTCAGGTCCAAGTCCCTTTAAATCATTAGCTGTCAAACCTTCCTCAGTACCTAAATCAATTTCAGGAGAAAAACTTTTAATCCCTTCAAGAGCTTTATCAGTTCCAAAAGGACTCGTTGGTGTTTTTCTTGGATTTAAGTTTCCTTTTGTAGTAACATTACCTTCTTGATCAAAAGTAAGAGAAGTTACATTATCATTATCTTCACCTAAAGCTGCCATAAGTTTATCTTGTTGACTTGATTGAATTCCTTTTTGTTTTGCAGTAGCTTTTTGTAAAGCTTCATTTTGACTCCATAAACTAGCTGCTCTTCCCATAGCTGCACCAGGTCCCTTAGGATCTAAACCAATAGCTAATTCACTCATAGCCTGAATAAAATTAGGATCCTCTAATTTTTCCATAGAAGCTTGTTTAAAATTTTGCCATTTAGAAGTTGGTTTAGGATTTTCAAAAATATCACTTTTAACTTTCATATCTTCACTCTTTATAATATCTTTAGATCCTTTTTGTGGATCAAATACATCCAAAGCATCTTCTTGATCATCTAACCAACTAAGATTATTATCAGAAGAACCAGCATTGTCTCCAAAACTAAAACCTGTATCAAAAAAATCTAATTCGCCCATATTCTTATTCTCCTTTCTTATGAAAAGTAACCAGCAATACCACCAACAACAGCACCTATTGCAGTACCCCAACCAGCATTAATCTTAGTACCTATCATAGCACCACCAACAACTCCAGACATTACTTTAGATCCTGTACTTGCTTCCTCAGCAACACTTCCTCCACCTCCACCACCACCACCACCATTTAAGGCAGCAATATTAGCTCTTTCTAAAGCAAGAACTGAAAAAGGCCAAAGATGATTTTTAACTTTAAATAAATAATTATGATTATCTGTATCAAATTCAATAGTAATAGCAAACCTTAAAATTTCTAAATATTGTCCAATGATAGCTTGATTCCATTTAAGATGTTGAGCAAAAACCTCAGCAGCTACAGGAATAAGTTTATATTTTAACTCTGCATCAAACTCAGCAACTTTTTTAATTCTTGCTGATTCAATTATTCCTTTACCAATAATAAAAGTACTTGACATAACTGCATTTGCGTCTCTCATACCTAATTGAAATCTTGGTAATACATCTTGTTCAATCTCATCTGTAAGTAAATCATTATGTGAAGTACTTGCTGATTGAATTGCATCCATATCTTGAATACCTGTAAGTACTTGACTAAACAAACTTTCAATATCTAAGCCTGCTCCAAATTTTCCAAACATATCATACAAAGAAGGAAAACTTGACATAGTATATCCAGTACCATATAAACCAGATGTAAAATCTTTATATTCAAAATCATCATAAGGACTATCATCTCGTAAAATATCACCATAACCTTGTGAATGTAATAATAAAGTATCATGAGTTACTTCAAGATTTGGTCGATATCTTATTACATTAGTTCCTCCTCCTCCTCCACTACTACCTCCCATAAATTACCTCCTATAAATAATATTCATATTTATGAGAACTACATGTAGCTCCTACATCCATACAAATAGAATGAACTTTTTCATTAGAACTATCACCAATAATAGCTTTACATTCAGCTTCTTTAGCTATCTTTCCCATATCTATGAATACTTCTTGCCAAGCATTATCATCTTGCTCAAAGAAAGAATATATATTATTAAAATATAAATATTTCATCCCTGAATCATTATAAACTTTAAAAGAAAGAATAATAACAAAAGTTACATTTCCATCTTTTTTTCCAATAAAACAATACTTCTTACCAGAAAGTAAATCTTGAAGTAAGTTATAACAATAAACTTGTCTATATTCTTCTAAAATATTATCTGAATTTAAAGCTGAAAATTTAATAATCTCCCAAAATTTTGGTACCTGTCCACTATGTATTTGAACTAACATCTTATCTCCTTTTAATATCTAAATGACTAAAACCATAGATAACACCATTAACTTTCATTTGATCAATATATACTTTTTCATATGTACTCATTTTAAATTCCAATTTAAATTCTCTACAAAAACATTTTAAATATGCAATTCCTTGAGGAGTAAATGTTGCCCATGGAGAATATGCAAAAGTAGTTCGCATATCCATACGATACGCTATTCTTACTTCCATATCCTTACTACCTTCAGTACTTATTTCAATGTTAAATATATCTTTTTCTTTTCTAGTCCCAAGATCATAAATACCTGTAGTAAAACCAATTGTAGGTAATACAATAGCTGCTGGAGAAACAACATACTTTGTACTTCCAGAATAATTAATTCCAGTAATATTACTTGGACCTGATGAAAGACTCTTATCTTTATATGAATAAACATATCCAGTAGTTCCATCACAAATATATAATAAACTATTATGTTCATCAAGACTAAGAATTACTGTCCCAAGAGATTTTAAATATTCTTTATAACCAAGATCAATAACATTACCATTAGTAATTTCCCATAAAGACCCATTTAAATCTACACACCATTGCATACCATCAATATCTGTTTTCATAGTTCCAATCTGTGCATGCTTATTCTGGCTACCAATAGAAATTATCCTTTCTGGTTTCCAAGTATTTTCTATTGGAATAACTTTAATAATCCCTTTACTACCATATACAATAATAGATTTATCAAGTTTTATTAAATCATATATTGTACCAATATGATACAAAGGTCTTTCTCCTGCAATATTATCATGACCTTGATCAAAAGATAAAGAACCAATATTTGACCATTTCAACCATGAATTTTTTTCAGGAGCAATGTGAACTCCATCAGTTGATATAGTCATTTCCATAGCTATAGTTGTAGCAGTAATAATTATACCAACTGTTTTTTCTCCAGAAAGACTTAGATTAAAAGATAAATTTGCATTAATCCAATTATCAGCACTTTCTCCAGAAACTTCCATATCAAATTGAAGCCTACCTTGAAAAGGATCTCCAATTCTATCATAACCATTACAATTAAAATAAGTATTTAATAAAGGATTTAAAGGTAAAGGACTATCTGAATGAAAACCTGCAACTATATTTGTTTCAAAAATTATATGATTAGCTGATATAGTAATATGTCTAATAATATCAGACCAACCTTGAATAGCAAAACCAAATTCTATTGCTCCTGCATCTATATCTGTATCAGCCATAAATTACCTCTATATATCTATCTGAATATTTTGAATTGTTAATGTTCCACCTGCGGATTGAGTAATTTCACTTCCAAAATCAATATAACCAAGAATTACATCAGCAACTATATCTCCACTGGCTGTTACATCATCATCAAAAAGTATCATACCTGGACTTGGTCCAATGTTACCAGTAGTAGCTGTCCAAGTTATATCATCACAAGTCATTTCTGCTCGATCAGTTGTATCATTTTGAGTTACAACTACAGTAGTTAAAGTTTTAGTATTTGCTGTATAACCATTTCCAGTACTTAACTCACTTGCACTAACATCTGCATAACCTTCATGAGCATCTTCATCAAAAGTAAATCCAGTATCCATAAGTATAGTTTTAATACTATCTGAACTAAGATTAACTGCTCCAAGAGCTATTGCATAACGTCCATTATTACTAGGTTCTGTTGCCATAAAATTTTCTCCTTTTTTATTTTATTATGATTCTTTCCCACCATAAATATTTAAATTTCCAGCATACAAAGAAAGAATATCTGTATCTACTAAACCAAGAGTTTCAAAATAAGATCCAGCCCCTCTTGCACAAGCATGTTGAGTATTATTTCCACAAGAATATAATTCATTTAATGAATTAATTACATAAGAAGTATTATAACCTAAATCAAGCAGAGTCCAATTAGAAGCTGTCCCTACTTGTGTAACAGTCCTATTGGTCACATGTGTTCCTTGTCCCAGTTGACCATGTGTATTAAGCCCAACAGACCAAAGTGTGCCATCAGAATTAATAAACATAGTATCAAACTGCCCCATACTAGCTGCAAGAACAACAAACCCTGTATCTGTATAAATTGATTTTGCTGTAGTATTATTAAGACAAAGTTGACCATATAAATTATAACCACAAGTCCAAAGTGATCCATTTGTTTTTATAGCACATTGAGAATATACACCTGCATGAATACTCATCCAATTAGACCCAGTTGATGTCGCCGTAGGAACAGTTTTCATGCCAGACCCACAACCAAGATTATTATTTATATTTAATCCCCAAGCCCATAAAGTGCCATCAGTTTTAATTCCAAAACAATCATAAGACCCAACGGCAATATCTGACCATGTGTCAGAACCAACTTGAACAAAAGTACTACTATCTGTGCCCGCACCAGACGTTCCTATTCCAAGCTCTCCTTGTAAATTTCTTCCACAAGACCAAAGCGTTCCATCTGTTTTAATTAAAAGATTTGTACTTGAATCACCACAAGCAACTTTAGCACAACCGCTTGACATGATTTGAGTAAATGTAGATAAGTCTGAAGTATTACCAGTACCAAGTTGACCCGTAGAATTATTCCCTATCGCCCATAAGCTTCCATTTTCTTTTATAAGCAATGCCCAACCATTCCCTATTGCAGCATTAATAAAAGGACCAGATTCTTCTGTAATAATAAAATTAGATGGAAATGTTCCATAATCCCTAAGTAAAATAAAATGTCTATTATCCCCACCAGAATAAAGATCATAGGAAGGAGGTGGATTAGGAGTAAGAAAAGAAGTCCAGTATCCACAAGGAGTATGTTTAGGAGTAATAGGCGTGCCATCTTTATCATCAAGAGTCCAAACAGGATCGGCAGATGTAGCTATCTTATTGCCTTCATTATATTGATTGTTGGCAAATGTTGGGGTAAAATCCCAAGGTCCAGAATCTTTATCTTTTTTCCAAGTCATAATCCACCTATAATAACTTGTCCATTATAATTACACATTGCATTTACACTGGGTAAAGAAGTAGTTACTGTATACGCTTGGGTTAAACTATCTCGAACTACTGCAACTGTATCATTTGATAAATATAAATATTTAATAAAATCAACAACTTGCCAAAGATTCCCAGTAGTTGTAGTAAGTTTAAGAGTCCAAGAACTTCCATCCCATTCATAAATCTTTGTAGCACTTAATAAAATAATAAAATCAGATAAAATATAAATTTGAGGGTATGGAAAACTTACTTCTAATACATCAGTAGCAGTTCTAGTAAGAGCATCTAATGATTGAAGTACTTCATCTTTTCCCATCATGGTAGACTTTTCCATTCCATCACTATTTCTCACATTAGAAGCTTTCTCTCTTAATCCTTTACTCAATGAATCATTAAATAATGTAAGTGAAAACTTTCCATTTTGAAAAACTTCTAATCCTGATTTATTACTAATCATAATTATAACCTTCCATTATCGATTGTTGTATCTAATCCTTTCCGTGTACTGACTGAAGTTAAATCACAATTTTTAGATAATAATATTTGTTTTGCAATTTTTGGTTTTGCCATATCTAATAACTTCTCATAAGGTAATCCTGTATTATCACTTTCCATTTGTTCTAATATTTTTTGAATAATTATATTATGACCTTGAAAATCTTTATTCTTATCTATAAATTCTTTTGTAATCTTACTCATACTTATATGTTCTTGGATTAAGTTTCCCATAACTTCAGGCATACGAAGAAGTACTTTTTCAGTAACAGTAAATACTATATCATTCATTTGATCATTTGATAATTCCATATGTTATCCTTCTATTTGATTAATTCCATAAGATTCTTCTTCAACTACATCTTTATTCATTTCCATTACATCCTCTTTAATCGCACTTAACCAGTTCTTTGCATTCTCAGTTCCTCTACTATGACATTCTAATTTATATTGAGCAGCTCGAATAAGTAATTCATTTTCCTCTATTGTCCAAAAATTTTCATCAGCATCAGCACTTAAATCAACATTTTTAAACAATCCATTAACCTCAACAACATAAGCTTCATCAGCAGGAGGAACAATAATAACCCCACGATAATCATACTTCTTATCTGTTTCTATCCAAGTCTTATTAATAAAAGTACCAAGAGACTCTTGATCAGTTGTTTCTAATGCTCGAAGTTCCGCAAGAGCGTAATAAGCAGGAGCTCCATTATCTGTACTTGTAGCAAGTTCTGTATACAATCCTTTTAATTCATTCAAAGTAATCTTTTCTAATTGATAACGCTCCTCTGAATTATTTACCCATATCTCATTAACCACCCTGCAATGATGTTGAAATGTTATACTATATTCTCCTCTTGCAAGAGAATAATATAACTTCGCTTTTTCAGCATTTATTAACGCCAATTTCCCAAGCATCTTCATACCTGAGTTGATGTAATAATTAGCTCCCTTATCAACATAATCAACTGTATCTACAACAAGATCATATCTTCCAGACTCTTTTACAAATTGTGTTCTCACTTGAAGTAAATTCATATTCTTTTTCCTCAAAGATTAAAAGTTAAACAAGGGCAGTTTCCCACCCTTGCTTAGTTTGTTCAATTATTGAACACCAATTACATAATTTCTATGCTGTATTAGTATCTCCAAATCCTGTTAAATAAGCCCAAGATAATGGAAGATTATATTCCAAGCCTGCCTCAGTTAAGAACTCTTCTTTAATACCATCAATTCTTGTATAGCCAGTATTAGTTTTTCCAATACCCTCACCAATAAAATGAGTATCACGATTCTGAAGATATTTATAATTAACATTTTCTGGTTCATAAATAACCATGATATTCCGAGTAGTTGTTTCCATAGAAAATAATGGATGCGTCATAAGATATATACTACCCATAGCAGTTATAAACTCAGTAACTTTAATACCATACACAGTAGTTGTTGGACCAAAGGCGAAATCTCCACCAGCTTTAACTAAACGATTAAGTGCAAGTAATGCACCAGAACCACATAAAGCTAATTTATCAGACATACCATAACGAAAACAAATTTCAAGTTGAGTCTCAAACCAATGTTCTCCACCAGCAAGCCATGATTGTCCAGAATAAGCACTCGCAAGAGCATAATTACTTACAGTACCTGTTGAACCACCTTGTCCAGTATAACCACCTCTAATAGCAGGAATCAAACCTAAAGTTGTTTTTTCAGGTTTTCCATTCGTACCTGTACCATCTGAAGGAACACCCCATAAAAATGCTTTTTCTATCTCAATAGTATGATTTTCCAAAGTCTCCATTTTAATCCGTTGGTAATAATCAGGCTGTGTTCGAAGTTTAGTCTGCATTGCTGATCCTGTAATCTCCAAAGGAGTACGAAAAATCTGCATAAAGTTATACCATTTAGTAGGATCAGATGCCATTGAATCAGGCATAGCCGCACCTTCAGAATTAATATTACCTGCAATTAACATTACATCAGCATCTGATAAATCACCAGAAGAACTATTATCATCATCTTCAAGTAGCTTAACTCTTGCATAAGAATTAGCACCATTAGACACTCTATCAGTAACTTTTGCAATAACATCAACAGTTAAATCAGACGCATCTCGTAAAGTAACCTGATGCCCAACTCTGAAAAATGCAATATCAGCAGCTATCATTTTCATATACAAAACAGTCCCTGCAACAGCACCAGAAGTATAAGAAATAGAAAGATCTGAATCTGTATACCTTCCAGTAATAACCCCTCTTGATGTAGGAAGTCCTTTTGTCCACCAATAGTATTCTGAATCAGTACAAGATACCTTCTTCATCTTACTCATAAGAGCAGTTATTGGAGCCATTCCATTTGGTTTGTAATATAATATTTGTTCTTTCCAACTTTTTGGACGTTCATCTGTAGCCCAATCATCTGTTCCTCTCATTCCAAATAAAGTCATATTCTTTTCTCCTTATTATTTAATATTATGCTGTTACAGAATTATCAACATAAGTAACATAAACATCTGTTGAACCAGCATCAAATTCATCCCAATCATGAGTTGTTGGTGTACCACTAAAGTATACACTTGTAGCACTTGCACTTGGTGCAAGAACAAAACCACCAGCAGCTGCTGTATAGTTTAAATCTCCAACACCATCTACATTTGCAGAAGCAGCATAATCACCAGCTCCTGTAGTACTACCAAGTTCTACTCCAAAACCAGCTTCATCACCAACAGAACCATGCCATTTTATTGTACAATGAGCAACTACATCTAATACCCTTCCAAGTGCTGGAATTATAGTTGTTGCACCAAGTTGAATTGACTGTTCTACTTTATCAGCATCACCAGTGAAATCTCCATAAGCTACAGTATACTTCAATGTTTTTACATTAAAATAACCAGTTGTTCCTTGACAAATATTAGGTGTAACAACAATCAAACCACCATCGAGAGTAATTCCTGTAGATGCCTCAAGTTCAATAGTAGGTGCAGTTACCTTTACTACATTATCTGCAATAAAATCCCCTTGCCCATCAGCAGATGATTGGAGATATATCCCACCATCTCGGAGAAATATCTGTTTATCAGTATCAACAATAACATCACCATTAACATTAATATCACCAGTACCAGTAGTTAATTCATGTACTCCATCGATAGTAACATCACCATCAAGAAGAATAGATGTAATTGCTTCAAGCTCAATTGTAGGAGCAGTAATTTGTGCTCTCGTATCAGCAATAGCATCTAACTGCCCATCAGTAGAGGATTGAATATAAAGGTCAGTATCTCTAAATTGAATCTTCTTATCTGTTGCTACAGTTACATCACCTGCAAGACTATCAACAGTAATAACCCCTGTTGTTGCCATAGTTGCATCACCAGAAATAGCTGCTGCAGCACAAGTTTCTCCTGCACCTTGACCAATAACAAGTGATCCAGCACCAGAGTTATCTAATAACGTAACATCAATATCTGTTTTTGTTCCAACAAGTACAGTTCCAGCAGCAGCAGAAATCATTGTATCTTCAACTGCTTTAGCACCGATTGTAACATCACCATCATTTGCCATTGTAACATCACCAGAAAGAGCAACACTTGTCATTGTAGTAGCATTACCTACAAGAATTTTTGTATCACCTTTACCAGATAATGCAGTAGGAGCACTGGCTGCACCACCAATAATAACTGATCCTTGTGCTAATGCATCCATTTTTGCAAGTGTCACAGCATCATCAACAAGTGCAGCTGTATCAACACTACCTGCCGCAATAGAAGAAGCGATAACATCAAAATTACATGATGTATTTGTACCGACATTTTCATATCTTCCTGTAGTACCTGCACCAACATCAGTATCAATAAAAATACATCCCTTAGCATAGCCGGAAGTTGTATTTACTGGTACATCAGTTCCTGTAGCTTTTACTATATCATGATCTTCATCATATTCCATTACAAGAATATTATTAGTAGTACCAGCATTTGCTGCTAGCTTAACTTCACCATTTCTAATAATACTCTTTAAAGGAGTTGTTAAAAAATTATCCGCTCTCATATATTACCCCCTTTATTGTAGACCACATTCGAATGAGATCATTTCAACAGCAGCAGCTGGAGTAGTTGCACCAAGTTGATAAAAGAAAGGAACAACAACCTCAGCATCATCAAAGGTAAATGCAGCAGTTGTACTAGGTGGCATACCATCAATTTTATATGTAACAACACCAGCAGCACTTACATAAACAGCAAGTTCATGAATCTCAGCATCTGCCCAATCATCAGTTGTGTCAGTAGTTGTTGTATTACCATCATTAAGAATAGTCTCAATAGTAATGTTACCAGAAATAGTATTTAACGATGCCATTTCATCATAATCATCAAGAGCTTTCTGATAATCTTCAACCTTTCTAAATCCAAATGCACAATCATCAGTCCCTGCAACTACACTGATGTAATATTTAAGTTTAGCATAAAATGCAGGAGAAGTACCAACAGTAAAAACTCCTTTATTATTTGCATTAATTCCAAGACAATACTCTATTCCTTCATCATCTGTTTCATCTTGAACAATATTTAATCCATAAGTACCTAAAGAACCACTGTCAATAGTCTGTGTACCTATCACATGAATCTCCCAAGTACAATCATCAATAGTACAAAGATTCTCATCTCCATCAGTTCCAGTAGCAGCACCAGCACCTAACTTTGCTACAGTAATTGGAGTAGTATTAAACTCACATTGAATAGTATCTCCTTGGACATCTTTAATTGGTCCAGATACATTCAAACCATTAGGAAGTTCTATTGGACCTCCCTTTTGAAAACTTTCTACAAATTCATTATATCGACTTTCAGTCATAAATTATCTCCTTATTGTAATACTTCATTCATATCATCTATCTCACTTTGCATGCCAGTAGCTTTTTTCTTACTTCCTTTCCTGGCTCCTTTTGGTTTTACAAATGCAGGTTTCTTCTTCACTTTCCCAGTCTCAGAAGAATTCTTATTTGTCTTCCCTTTTGTTTTCTTTATTCCTAATTCTTTATAAACAACAGTTGCTGCTTTATCAAGAATCTTTTGCATATTAAATCCAGGACCTGCTTTTTCAGCAAGTTCCTTTGCTGTCGTAGCTACATACTTTTTAACATGAGATAAGGCAGGATGGGCGGTATAGAAATCAGTTTTAAGTTTATCAGAACTTGATCTTGTTTTCATATTTTTGGAAATTAAATCAGGAGTAACTTCCATAATTTTATTAACAGTTTCATTATGAATTTGTTTTCCATATGATGTTAATAAAGATTTAAAAGCTTCTGCTTCATCATTATTATATTCAAGTTCTGTGATAAAAGAATCAAATTCAGGAGTCTTAAAAAAGTCAATCTTCTCTTCCTTTTTATCCTTCGTATCTTCCTTCCCCTCTTTACTAAGAAGTTTATTCACAACAGTAAGAAGTTCAGCAATTTGTTCTTTTTGCTCATTTACTATTTTACTTAATTCTGATTCTTCTTCATCTTCCTCTTCATCATCCTCTCCTTCTTCCTCTTCATCATCATCAGAGTTTTCTTGGTCTTTTTCTTCCTCTCCTTCATCTTCTTCATCTTCTTGAGATTCCTCTTCACTCTCTTCAATTGAATCTTCATCCTTTGAATCCTTTTCAATAGATTCTTCATCATAACTATCACCAAGTACTGAAGTCATTTCTGCAATATCAGTAGCCACATTATCATCATTTGACTCTACTTCTTTCTTACTCATTTGATTCTCCCTCTTTCAGTTCTGAATCATCAGAAATTTTATTATTTAACATATCTTGAAAAATCTCTTTCATTTCTAAAAGATTTCTCTTCCTTCCTCTAAAAGTATCACATTGTCTTCCAGTGTAGGTTACATCAAAATCATCAAGCATTAATGAAGTTTCAGCAATTCTTAAATCAATTTCATTTAAATAATCTTGATAAATGGAAGTCTTTATAAATCTTTCAATTTCCATAGGTGAGGAGAGAATTTTTCCATAACTCCCATTATCACCTTGATTAAATATAACCTTATCATTCTTACCCATTACACTGCCTCCCGTATAGGAACTATATTTCCTGCTTGAGCATCTTTTGCAATCTGCTCGTTAGGCTGTACATTAGCACCTCGACGAATAAAATTATCTACATTCTTAACTCCATCAGCACGCATAAGTTGTTTGAAAATATTCACAATATCAAACTTCTGAGATAACTCAGGATTTGTTGCAATGAGTTCAAACATCTGCATTGGCATTGTACTATTTCCACCAGGCACACTTCCATCACGAATGATAACATCATAATTAACATCTAAATCACCAGGAGATATTTTCATCCTTCCTCGTGAAATACTTCCTTTATATTCCTCTAAAAGAACCTCTGACCAATCTCCGATAACTTTAACATACATATCATCATCCATCATTTGTTGAGTGTGTTCTGCAAAGAATTCACCAATATCTTGCATCCCTTGTAACCCAATAACTTTAGCAACTCGTTCAAGTCTGTTCATACCTCCTGTAGCAGTACCTTGAAATTCAGCTTTAGTAACTCTTTCTGGTCCTCCAGTTCTTTGACTTCCCATATTAGATGGATCTGTTGCTGCTGTCTTTTGCATCATATCCATAATAAAAGAACTATCGCCAATATTATTTCTAGTAATATCATTTATTTGTAATTGTTTTACTGCATCATTTATCTTCCCTTGTCCCCATGCAGGTCGTCGCATTCTTGCAATCCCACCAGGTTTTGGATCTTTAAGATCATTTATATTAACAAGATAAGGATCAACGATTAAAGTATCATTAATAGCTTTACGTACATTAGCTACATGAGAATTTAATAAGAAATCTAACAACCCTTGCATACCAGAAACAACTTCAAGGCGACTAAGTGGAGTACTTGAATAACCATCAAAATCAGGACTAATAACTGCTGTTGGAAATTTATCATGATTAAAATTAGCTGGACGAGCGACTAAGACAACAGAATCTCCAGCAATTCTGAATAACCATTTTTCAGGTCGATCATTATTTCCTAATCCCCATTCTTTAGGAATAATTTTCATATACATAGATATTTCAGTTATAGGCTGCATAGAAGTGCTTAACTTTCTTCCATTTGCTCCTGTCCTCAAATATCTTGCTGAATCATCTTTATCATAAATACTAGTTGTTCTGTTCTCAAGTAAAGATAAATATCTAACATTAAACATATCTTCATCAACAAGTTCATCAGATAAAAGGTCCATATAATTTGTATCACTAACCCATCCAATACTTTCTCCATTTTGAATATTATCAACAGATACATTAGGATCAGGGAGATAGCGATAAGGATCAATATTAACAAGAGCATTACCTTCAAAGATACCATTAGAACTAGTTTTCCATATTGGGGCTACAGCTCCGATACCATAAGTAAATGCATCACGATACATTGTATGAAGATTTAACATTACTTTAAATTTATTACAATGGAGATTTATTACTTTTTCCATTAATATACTTCCTACAACATCATCAGGAGAATAACCTTCATAACGAAATAACGGATCACGAAAAAAAGCTGCCATCATATAAGATAACAAAGTTTCTAAAATAGCATAAGTGTATGGAAAAACAATACTAACAGGTTTTCTATCATCAGTTAATATCACCCCTGATTCTTCATTATCAATACGTTTATATGCAGTAAGAAATTTATCTTGTTCATTCCAAGATTCAAATCTACCTTGCATAACTCCAGCAGATTCTTGAGCTCGTTCAAGAACTTTATCTAAGATAAGATTATGTAAAGCACTTCCAGGTTTTAAATCCAAACCTTCTGGATATTTATAAGAAAAAGTTTCTTTATTTAAACCTTTTCTAATATTTCTTTTTCCTGCATCTCCATAAATTATTACTGGCATAAAGTCTCCTAAATTATTCTTTCATATTCTTCAATTTCATCATTATCTAATTCTGCAAATTCATCTTCGTAATCATTATCAAGATCATCTGGATCAAAATACATAGCGTATTCATCCATAATTGGAGTTATGTAACTAAATGCATCTATAATATCCTTCAATTTACTTTTTGGATGCCAGATAAGTTGATTCTCAATTCTTGTACAATTACTTTTATTATGATAAATATAACCAAGTCGATATGCAGGAGAGAGGCTATTTGATATTCGAAGATCCTTATCTCCTTTAGCATTTAATCCAATATATGTAGGATATATTCCTCGTTTATGCATTTCATTTTTAATAGGTTGACTTACAAATTCATGTAATCCATTCTCTTCTACAGCAAGTAAACTCGCATTATACATAAGTACAAGATTAAACATTATATCATATAATGCATCAGGACGTACTTTCTGCCCAATAGCTTCTCGTAAGAAGATCATTCCTAATGAACGATAAACAGAAACTACTACAATACCAGAATCAGCTGAATGCATTTTAATAGTACGAGCCGGATCAGCTATTACAACTGTCACAAGATCTTTAACAGGAATAGATAGTGTTTTCCATTCATCGAGACCGTTCAATTGTTGAACAACCTCTAAATGATCACCACACTCAGTATAGTATTTAAATGATTCCTCTTTAAATATAGCATCTTTAAGTGAAATCGGTATGTTCATATATTCCATGTAAAAGAGATCAGTACGATCTTTTTGTGTCTCAGATCCTTGATGATTCTTATACTCTTGTTTAATCTCTTCAGTTGTCATATAATTAGGATCATAAGTATTAAAATCTTGATCACAAATACTAAGTACTTTATCTGGAGTGTTTACAGTTAACCAATCATCAGCGTCTATTAAATTCTGTAATAAAGCATCTTCATGCTTGATAGTATCAATATAAATAAATTCTGCTGGTTCTCCATACTTACTTTCTGTTTTCATTAAATCTGAAAAAAACCAAGTTAATAACTTTTCCCGCTGTTCATTAGATCGAACAAGTTCTACTGTTTCAAGATCATCAATAATTATTAACCCTGGTCTATGTCCTAACCAATTTAATCCTCTCACTTGTTGTCCAGCACCACGAGGGAGAATAAATACATCTCCATAGGCTACCCATGATTGTTTACTAAAACTATCCTTCATCCCATCTTTTGAAAATTTAATATCTCCAAAATACTTCTGAACACTTTCAGATTGTTGTAATAATCGTTTAATAGACTCTGTCTGCATTTCAGCACTTGTAGCACTGTTTGATAAATAAATAATAAAATTAACTTCACGAAAAAGAATTGCTTTAATAACTCGAAGTTTTGCCAAAGTTGTTTTACCAAGTCCACGAGGAGCAGCAATTGCTTTCTTCTTTCCTGGAGCATCAATAACTTCAAATATTTTTTTATGTAGGATTGAAAAATCAGTAGTTACTTCTTCTGGAAAAAGAGTTTTATCAAATAACATACTATCAAACATACAAGGACCAAGAAGTTCTTGTAACTCAGGATCATATTTATCAATAATAGTCATTAATTATATATCTTTCTTTTATTACTTATGATAATTAAAAAGCCAATTTGGAATGCCACATTCATCTGAATAGCCTTTGTACGGCATTTTTTACTCCTTTATTTAATCCAATCTAAAATTAAATCAATCTGCCCTGTAAAAATTAAAGCCATTGCAATAGCAACTATTCCAGCTATTAACACTATCCTTGTAGGCATTTTCATACTCTTCCAAAAATATTTCATTTCTTCCTCCTGTTTTCTTTAATTACTTTAGGAATTGTAATCCCAAAGAGAGTTATTAAAACAATGACTAATCCAATCTTACTTGTCCAATCATCACAATTTGAAGAAATACTATGTCTAATCCATGCGTAAAATCCAACTCCGTACCCTGCCAACTCTGCTATCCATTCCTCTAATAACTCTTTTAATTGTTCAAGTAATATTTTCATAGTTGTCTTAACCTTGTCCTATGGTGCGTTTGTAAGTGAAAATGAAATACTCCATTCTTTACTTTATGAATCTGTACCACCATTTTTTCAGGTCGGTTTGAATCATATTCCCATCGTTTATTGATTTTTCTTTCTATTTTTTTTTTGATTCGCTCAGAATAAACCCATGATCTTAAATCAACACCTCTACCAGGGTTAGTGGAATGGACATCTCCAGCATGTAATGATTTTCTCCAAGCCTCAGTGATATAAACTCCAAATTCGTCAGCAATCTCATTGACTATTCTAATTAAAAGAGGGGCATAATTACGTTCCATTAAAGCTCTTAGAACTTTTGAATCTTTTATATGAATTTCACCAGGTTTTATCATGTCCCTGCTCCTTTATTTCCTTTGCCCTTTTCTCTGTGGAGATTTACACCCTCCGCGACCTTTATTAGCGCCTTTGCCCTTACCTGAACCGTCTCGTTTTGGTGTTCCTTTTTTAGCCATTGTTTCCTCCTGTTTTAATTATTATCCTCTTAGACCTTTATTCCAGATTTTAAACTTATCGCTCTCTATTTTTGAGACAAGCTTTCTGTCTTGAAGATTCCCAAAAACTAATTGGTACTTATCGTTATTATCTTTGTGTCCGTTCAGGTCTATAAAAGCCACATCGTTATGTCCATCCATAATAACTTCAAAGCCAACCAGATTACCTACTCCCTTTTTTACGAGCCATGCTTTAAAGAGTCTAACCCTTTGTACGCAATTTGTGCTTTCGGGATCTTTGGGGTTAAATATAAGCTTATAAGCAGGGGATTTCTTCATAATGTATTCTGGATTATAAGGGAGTCTGTATTCTTTTAGATATAGAAAGACTTTCCCGTTTTCGACTAATTCTTTCGGGAGCATAGAATATAATACTGATCTACTTACAGTTATGTATTCAGGATTAAAAAACACTATTCTCTCCATTCCTTAAAAACTTTAAGGACACTTTCCATAATTGCATTAAACTTTGATTTATCCTCTGCCATAATCTTTGCACTTATAGAGTCTCTATCTGCTTTTATGTGAGCATAATTACCAGAGGAATATTTATACTCCGATATACTTATTATACACCCTTGTAAAAATAAACATAATAAAATACAAATAATTAATTTACGCATAATTAGTTTTCTCCAATTAATGTAGGTAATCCTTGCATACCACCGAATACATACTCAGTTGGAACTTCTTCACTTATTAAATTACCTTCAATATCATACACTCTTATTCGTTTAAGCCATTTAAGAATTATTCCTTTCTTATATCTCATATCTGTTCTTGCCGTTGTCTAATATGTTATTTTGTCTCTTCTTCCCAATAAGTTGAATCATGTGGGTCACGGTCGAATATTACTTTTGATATAATTCCCTGCCACATTCCACTCCCATTAATAGAACCTCCATATAAAATTCCTGAACCCCATCCACCATCATATATTCCTTCTGCTGAGCTAACACCATTACTTGTAATTTGTTTAGTTGAATCCCACCAATAAGAAGCAAGCTTAGAATATCCTGACATTGCACTGGTTAAAGTGACTACATTTGCACCATCTCTTGATCTTGCTCTGCTATTATCAGCAAATTCAATATATAAATATCTACCATTTACGTTAAGAGATACAAAAAAAGCAGAATTAGATACTAATATATCATCTGGTAATAACTGTGCTTCAATATATACTGATCCTTCTTTGTCTGATAATAATACAGGCACATTTGCAGCATTTGCTATACTAAAAATTTGAATTGCCAAGGTTGCTCCGCCTATTATAGGATGTGCGCTAACTCTTGCATAACCATCATCCATCTGCGCCCAATCTAAATAAACAGCATCCCCACTTGTTCCAAGCTTAATACCAAATTCAGGATCAGTTACGGTAGGAAGTGTTGTCTGAGCATTAAACCAAGCCGAAGCTGATATGCTTGAAGTAACCTCGACCCAGGTTGACCCTCCATCCATTGTTATATATATTTTACCCGTACCTGTTTTCCTTTCAACGAATATACCACCAGCATGAACTCCCGAAGCTGAGGTATAAGGATCAAGAATCATGGTAGCATTAGCACCAGAAGCCGTTAAGGTATTCTTATCAGCAACGGTTGTGCCATCTATTAAAACTACATCTCCTGCTGTTATTGAACAATCTGTCACGTTCCAATCTGCGTGAGTGAAATCTCGATAAACTGTTGAACCTATCACATTAGTTGTACTCGGATGAAAAGCCATTCCGATTGTGTTTGTGAGGGCTGCTCCTGTGGCTTCGGTTACTACATTTGAAGCTACGGTATTTGCGTTTTCAGTGTTGTACCATTTTGTAACGGCTGCTGTGGTGGTGGGTATGTGGTTGCTTGGGTTTTGATTGGTTTGTCCGGTTACGTCTTCAACTTGGAAATCTGTAACTATCACATTTGCCCAATTTGACTCATTAAGGTCAATAAATCCAAATGAAACACCGCCACCCCCGCTTCTACCTAACATTTTAACACTGTAGCGTAAAGCAGTTCGAGTTAGTGTTGGAAGACTAGTATAGTTCCCAGTCTCACTATTATAATGGTTGAAGCTATAGCCTGTCAATTGCCCGGATGGCACGCTGACAGTAAAGGATAATCTATAACTATGTGCCTCTATTGTTGTAATATCGTTTTGATAAAGTGCATCAAACTTTGAATTTGCCGTAAACCCATCAGTTCCAGTTATTGTAACCCCTGATGATTTAGTCCATGCTGCGTTGCTAATATTTTGACTCCACAAAGCACGATTAGTAACACCCCTACCCCCATACACCGGAGCAACATTAGTTCCAGATTTCTGTAAGACTCCCTCAAAATCAAATACATACATATCCGAGGATCGAGTATAAGACCCTGAATATTTTGTGTTCCATGCTTCGATTAAGGCGGTTGAGGTTAAGTCGAGAATTTTTACACTAAAGCTAATTATACATCCATTAATAGGATTAATAATAGGACGTAAGATTGGTTGGATAATTGGATTAATCACAGTCATAAGACTAAGCTCCTAATCTTACAGTACAACTTCCAGAAGTAAATCCACTTGTTTTACATCCAACACGATATTGTACACATTCCTCTTTATCAGTAATATACTGCTCAGTATCCTCATCATATGTTTTTTCATTCCAAGCAGTTGTTGGAACATCATACGTGGTAACACCAGCGTCGAATGTTCTTTGAACACTGATTAAGATTTTTGTAGAGTTATCTTTAATAGAAAAATTTAATCTTTTTGCTGGTAATCCTGGAGTAAGATTCTTCTTTGGACTAATCCAATCAGTGAATTGATTTTCATCAGTTATGGTTTTAGTTACTTCATTTGACATAAGTATTCTCCTATTAATTTATTACTTTTAACTTTATTTCATTATTCTTATCAAATAACTCTTGTTGCCTTGCTCTCATTTCCATAATATCTTCAGTGGTAAAATGAACATTGACTGTTGATTTTTGTTCAATTGGTTTATGTCCAGTTCGATCAAGAACATCTTTAGCTGCAGCAAATTTAACTGAAGCTGGAGCTGGAATATTTGGATCAAGAAGATCTTTGACAACAGCTAATGCACTTATATTCATCTCAGATAAACTACGTCTAACATCAATCATTCCAGATTCCGCTTTATCAGAAAGACCATTCATATATGCTACACACATTGGATCACGAAGAATCTTAGCTACTGTTTGATATTTTGTTTCTGTCCTTAATGCTATGTCGCTTGGCTTAAGTCCCTCAAACCTAAGCCTTGCGATTTCTCGATGGTGAGTTTTTAACTCTTTCAACATTTGATCACCCCTAATGTAGTTTATTTTCCTAACTTAGTTTGAATAAAACTCTTTGTTCCTATTACCACTATATAGTGTTTATTCTTCTTTGTCAAGGGAAACTTTCGTATGGGAGTAGACTCTTTTTGACGGACAAGGGATTTGGTGGATTTTATAATATAGAAGATGTTAAAATGAGTTCAAAGGACATTATATGGGTGTTCGATATTTGAACGGTCATTATTGGTAAAGAAAAATGGAGATGCTTTTATGTAACATTACCTTACTTGTATGTCTTTATTTTAAAATTTGAAACCTATTTATTCATTCCCCTATTAGGGTCACATATATTTTATCCCCCTTTTACTTTATACATATATTAAAATAAATATTTTTTTCTCCAAATCCATGTCAGAGTACCACAGAGTAGGGGTGAGGTACTACAGAGTGGTAAAGTTTAAAATATTGAACTAAAGTTTATTTTTTTGAACCGTGGAACAACATCCTTATAACCTTGTGGGAGTAGTGTGGAACAAATAAGTTTACATAATAAGTTTATTATTTTGAACATTATGGGGTGTTATCCTTTATATATCGTACATTATCCTTTACGATTTCCTTTACGAAATGATAAAACCCTTACCAGTTGTGGATTGGCATGAGGCTTGCAGTATACCTTTATGAACATCGTTCTTTGACAATATTGTGATATACCAGTTAAGTAAGCCATAAAGCCATAATATATAAATATAAGGAGTATATATCATGGCACAAAGTATACATACAATCATTAAAACTGGCAAGTTTGAAGTAAAACATCAACATGAAGAAGTAATGCTTAATATACCTCAATATCTTATAATAAATAGTGATGTTATGATGGATGAGGATAAGTTGCTTCAATGGGCGATGGATAATGAAATCTTACATGGATTGCTTCATAAAGGAATTAAGCAATTAATCATTGATTTACGGGCAACCGCACGACCACAAGTAAAACTTTATTCCAGTCCTGATAAAATTAAAGAACGTGAAGAGGATGGATTCAGGATTGACAAGACTAAATGTGAGGTTACTCGGTCAATTATTAAGGATGCTGATAAAGCACAAGATCGAATTGACAATTACATAATTAAACCTCTACCAATACCGGGAACAACCACGAATGTGAAGGTGACAAAAGCGATAGAGGATAAGATGTTAGAGATAGTGGCAAATATGAAAAAGGCAGGAATGAATGACGAACAAATAAAAATTGCTTTAGGGAAATAAGTTTTACAAACGGCTTTATGGTTTATTCAACTGGTGTATTGTAATAATCAACCCAAGACCGTTCGATTATTGAACAGTCATTAAAGGTGCGGGTGGACTGGGAAAGGGATGTAAGATATAAAAGGTGACCCGGTGACCCGGTGAGCCATGAGCCGACCCTCGACCCACCCCACCTGTGTAAAAATCAGAAAGAAATATTATTAGAAAAGAGATAGAATAGAAGAGGAGTATTGTAGTAGTAAATTTTTTTTTTATTTTTTTTTTTAACTAATAACTAACCACTCTCTTACTTACTAACACTTCAACCTTATTTTATATCACCTAATTTTACAACACCTTAGAGGCTCGAGGCTCGGCTCGGTGGGTCGGCGTGGTGAACATAACAGTTATAATAACATAGCAGAGTCAAAAATAGATAATAACTTCAAAGGAGGATAAGAACAAACAATATGCCACCAACAAACAAAGTACCACCAACAAAGACTGTGCTTGCAATCCCGTTGGATTAATGGTATAATACGGGTATGAAAATAAGAAAGATAGAGGAAGTATTCTTTTTAACAACAAATAACTAGAAAGGAACCAAATTATGACAAGATTAATAATTAAAGAAACAATAATGAATAGAGATAATATTACAAGTGATCAAGCGGACAGTTTAATTAATGAAGCATTAGATCAATTTGAAAATTATTTAGTTGCTGGGGATGAGGAAGGGATGAGTAATATTTGCCAAGAGTTTTTTTAACCTAGAACCTGATTATATAGACAATATTATTTAACCAGGAAAGGAAAATCCATTATGACAAAAGAACATTATAAGCACTTAGTAATAGAACTACATAGAGGGAATATTACTCTTGAATACTTCTTCCTAATGACAATAAATCCATTAGGAATTAAGGCAGACAATTTATAACTAAAATGATAACTAAATAGTTAAATACGATCATCATTTAACTATTTACCTTATCACTTTATTTACTACAAAAACCAATAACTATGAAAGGAACAGACATTATGGATTCAATAAATATTTATCTCTTAACACAATCAGATAATACAGGCTATGATTCATGCGATAGTATGATAATACAAGCAAAGAATGAAAAGGAAGCAAGAATAATTCATCCAAGTGATCAGTATAAAGACAATACCTGGAAAGCAAAATATAATGATAAAGATTGGAATTATAAAAATTGGAATTATAATGCTTGGTGGGCAAATAAACCAGAAAATGTAAAAGTAAAATTAATTGGAAAGACAATAAAAAGTACAAAGACTAAAATATTACTCACTTCATTTAATGCATTATAGGAAAAGCAAATTATGGCAAGTATAAATATAAGAATGAGATTTACGGATAAAGAACTCGCACATGGAATTGACGGTTTATTAAAAAAAGGTCATCCAGTGCCAGATACTTTACAAGAGATAATAAGGCAAATAGTTTACTTTGGCAATGCATATAGTCATAATGATGCAAATTATGACCAAACATCACCATCAATTAGTAGTCAAAATATAATTAATCAAATAAACCAGACGAGGTCGCATAAAAGAAATCTGCCTCATTTAACCCAGCAATTACACAATGACTTAAATACCGTTAGTACAATAAATACTGTTGACTTTACAAAATCGGTTGAGAGTACGAATAGTTATTTACTCCAACATCTTGAGCCTTCTGACAAAGCAAAGGGACAAAATATGTTATCCATGATGGACATTCCAGGTGGAGCAAACATCAAGGAGAATTTAACAAGTGAGAATGAGGAGGTACGTAGAATAACCTACACTATGTTTAGGCATAGTGAGCACCTTACTGAAGAGGAACAAATATTAATTGATAATTATAAAGAAAATTCTAATGAAAAATAAATCATTATACAAACTCACATGGTGCTATTGTCCAATGTGTGAAAAGACATATCAGAGACTCGTTAATTTCACAGGAAGAGGAACACCAAAATACATTTGTGAAGATTGTAAAAAATTAGATGCTTATCAAGATTATCAGGAAAAACTATCAGATTATTCACGAAATAATGATGGGAATAAAAAGAAAGCGAAGTCATAAAAACCACTAATAACCGTTCAATTATTAAACACCAATTACAAGGAGAGTAAAATGACATACAAAACTCGTAAGTATATCTCAGAAGCATTGAAAAGATCAGAAAAGAGAAAAAAGAAAAAATTTATTAAAGAATTTATAATAGCAATAATTTTAGTTATTTTAGGAACAATTTTAGGATGTTATATGAAAACAATTGATTTTTCATCCCTATTCACAATCTATAACTAACAGGAGTATCTTATGAATCAAAATACATTCATATCAACTAAGATTGAAAAATTAAAACAAAATCGAGAATCAATATATGCTGATCTTAAATTAGCAAAAATAAACTTAAACAAAGCACAGTTATTTTATGACAATAATAAAAACAATTATAATAATCTTGCTAATAAATTTCGTTCACTTGATAGTCAAATATCAGAAGCATATATCACAAAAATTTCTTCAAAAAAACAACATTCTCGATGCTGTAATAAAATTAAAAAAGATAAAATGCCAAAACATTTAATAAAACTTATCAATTCATTACCAAAAGAGAAAATAGAAAAATTGATTAAAAAATATGAAATGAAATAAAGATGTTTTATCATTTCTCTATTGATTTAAAAGCATATGCAGCAAATTTCTTCTATCCTCCAACAATCCCATGGAAGATAGAATATAAAGATAAACCTAAAAAGAAGAAAAAACATCATTTCAAACAACCAAAGGCTAACATGGGATATAAACGAGGACAAAGAAGGGGAAAGATAAAATTATCCTTCTGGCAAAAGTATTATTTAATAAAGGTACATATGTGAGACTCAAACATGGAGAATTAAACTAATGATCTTTCCACAGGAAGAATTACAAAATACTATTGATTATTATGAAAAACAATTAATTAGGCTTAAAAAACAATTAAAAGAACCAATAAAAAAGGAAAAAATAATTCTCTGGGAATTATTAGAGCAATTAAAATTACTCCCTTTTATTGATAGTGTATCTAATTATGGACATATAAATATTTATTTTAAACAACGAATTAATATTGAAGAATTAGAAGAATTATATAATATAATAGAAGAGATATTAATAGGATATTCTTTAGATGAAAAAGATTCAACAGAATATAGCCTTTATTATAAACATGAATCATTATCATACATATTTATATTTTTATCTCTTAATAATTGTAAATTAATTAATACAGGAAAAATGGTAGCTGAGACTAAACAAGATTGTTCATTTATGAAAAAGAATTAATTATTACCTTATATCAAATACATAACAAAAATTCAACCTTGTGTTGACATACAGGTACGTTATGTGGTATATTAAAGGTAACAAGTGACGGACAGACCTTAACATCTTGTTCGCCAAGTTATAAACGCATCACCTCTTGGCAATAATGCCAAAAACATTTAATAAAGGAGTATGTATTATGGGAACAATTAAAATCGTAAGTAAGAAACATGAGCATGTAGAAGGTCTTGGAACACGTGCAGTTGAAGTTGATCTTCCAAAAGTTCTTACTTGTGAAACCCTCGGTGAGTTTGTTGAAATTATGGGAGAAGATTTTTGCAGAAATTACATCCATGCACAGATGAAGATTACTTTTCGATCTCACATCAGGACAAAGATGGATAGTATCAAAGATGGTGAATTTACTATATCAGATGAGGAAATCATGGCGTTAGTCTTTGAAGATTGGAAACCAGAAGGAAAAGTCAGAATATCTAATGAAGATAAAGCTATGGCAGCCCTTAGTAAACTTGATCCAGAAGCTCTTGAAGCAGTTCTTGCTGAAGCTAAAAGACAGGCAGACAAAGGGTAATTTCTTAACACTTAATTAAGTCTTAAATTTATCTATAACAGGCAAAGTGACTATGCTTTGTCTGTTATATTTTCTTACCAAAAGGAGATAATAACATGCCAGAATTAACAAAAGCAGAACTTATTGCCAAAAATAACCAGTTACAAGAAAAATTATATGATAGTGGAGTTGATACTCGTCCAACACTAATGAGTGATATTGAAGCTATTGAAATAGTGACAAATGAAAAATTAACAAAATTAATCCTAACTTATAAAAAGAAACAAGAGAATTTAGTAAAAAGTTTTAATCAGGACTCAAAAGCTCTTTTTAACACTTGCACTAAAGAAACAGGAAGAGAATTTTTAATCCCTACTAATCTTACTCAATGCTTTCCAGATCCTTTTTTATTTTCTCAAACAGAAGCAATAACAAATCGTTATGATTGGAAAAAATGCAATTAAAAGATATAAAACTAATGTTAATATTGATATGACATATAGACAAGAAAATTTATTAAATGATATTATAAACGAAAAATACTAAACATGAATTACAATAAAAAAATAGACTATTCATCCATCAGTACATATATTGCCTGTCCTCGCCAGTTTTTATACCAATATATGTTCCATTTTAGATCATCTCGTCCCAACATACATCTTGTATTTGGCTCATGTTGGCATTATGGACTCGAAGTAGTATACAATAGACTAAAGGATGATCCAAATTCATTAACAATTATTGACGCTACGGAACTTTCAATAGCTGCTTTTACAACCTTATGGAATCTTGAAGGAGAACCTCATTTCTCAGATCATGATATTATTTTTCCAAAAAGTCCTGGTAGAGCAAGTGACATGTATCATGCATATTGGACTCGGTATTTAGAAACAGAAGATGCTACCAAAAAGATCATCGCTGTAGAATCGCCATTTGTAATTAACTTAAATGCCATTGATAAATCAGAGGCATCATTACCTAATTACATAGGACGACAAGATTTATTATTCCAACTTCCTGACGGAACATTAGAAATAGTAGATCATAAAACGGCTAAAGCTTTATGGAAAACAACTTTATCTGGCTTTATAATGTCATATCAAACAGATGGATATTTAACAGCTGGAGAAATCTTCTACGATTCAATACCAAAAATGACCTATTCTCTTGCATTTTTTCAAAAAACAGCAATGAAATTTGAACGATTTACTATTGTTAAACGTAAAGCAGCTATTGAACAATTTTTATTTGAATTAATCCATATAGTAAAGGAGATACAGAGGAATATAAATTTATTTTATTATGAATTAGAGACAAAGAAACTTCGTAATGACAATATCGCATCTTTTCCACGTTGTCCAGGATATGCTTGTACAATGTATATGTCAAATTGTCCATACTTTGATCTTTGTGGAATGCGTTCAAATCCCTTATTATGGCATAATAATCCTCCTCAAGGTTATCATGTCAATGAATGGGACCCAGACCTTCATGATGAAGAAATGAGGAAAAGATTAGAGGAGGTAGTATGATTTGTCCTCTCTGTGGTGCACAAGAAGAATATGATGCAGAAGAAGAATTAGAAAATCAAATAATGAATACTTATATTTGTACTGATTGTCTTGTTCATAAATGTATATTAATAACAACAGATACATTTCCTAAAAGCTGTCCTATGTCTCCTACAGATACTGGACATTGGAGAGAGGTAGAATAATGAAAACATTAAAAACACCCTTCGCTGCCACAATAAAACGAGATAAGTTTGACCTGAAAATCCTTCTCGCTGGTGGTGCAGGTTCTGGTAAAACTCACTTATGTGGAACATATACTAAAGGTCCAATACATTTTTACATGATAGATAAAGGAGGTGAGGTTACATTAGAGAAATTAGTTGCTGGTCGTCCAGATAATGCACCATTAACAGTAGATATTTTATCTGCATCAGATATTACCCTATTAGATATTTGGACAAAAATTCAACAGGATGAAAAAGACGGCTTCTTTGACTATCTTGCAGAAACTAATGGAATTGTAGTATTTGATTCCATAACAAATTTAGCAATTAAAGGTAATAAAGATATAGCTAAGACATGTGGTATCACACCTCCCTCTTTTGGAAAAAAAGCAGATTCTAAAAAAAAATTCAGCTTCGTTCATTGGGATCAAAGTAAGTCTTGGATAATGACAATAATTAATACAATCCAAGACCTTCCCTGTGCATCAATAGCAACCATTCATCTTATGACAATGACTGATAGTGAAGGAGCAGTAATTTGTCGTAAACCATTATTACAAGGTTCCATGAGAGATATTATTGACATTGATTTCACAGAAGTATATCTTTGTGATACTAAAAATAACAAGCATCAAATCTATATGCAAAAGAAAGGAAAATTTGATGCAAAATCTAAAGCATTTTCATGTAATAAATTAGAAGATACAACATTGGATATCATTGCTAATACTTATATGAATGGAAAAGTAGAAATTAAATAAAGAAGAAAGAGTAAGTGAAGAATAAAAACATAACCCTTTATAAGGAGAAAGTAACATGGCATTAATTAAAGATTTAAAAGACATCCCTGATTTAGCCCCAGTAGCAGAAGGTGAGTATGATATCAGAGTAACAAAAGTAAGAGAAAATCCAAGTAAGAATACAGGACGTAATTCTATCCAACTTATTTGTGAAATTGTTGATGAAGAAAATGCAGCTCCATTATTCCATAATATCTGGCTTCCAATGGAATCAGACGACAAAGATAAAGCAGATACAATGTGGAGAATGATTAAAGAATTCACAAGTGCTCTTGGATTAGAAGGTGAATTGGAACTTGAAGATTTTGAAGATTTAGAATTTTCAGCCTTATTATCTTTTGTTGATGATGATGACTTCCCAGCAAAGAATGAGATTAAAAAGGTAACGTAGTCTGTTCAACTTTTGAACACCAATTAATAATTAGTTAAAATAATAATATGGGTGCATCGAGGGCATGTGGTAACAATCTGGATCAGAGTGAGAAGAAAGTACATCTGATTTAAAAAGGAGATAGAGCAAGCTTAATTACCTTGACCATTAAAACCAGCAGAGGTAAACAAGCATGAACGACCTGGACACCCATTTTATTATAATAGAAAATATTATAAAGGAGTAAGATGAAAATTTATCTCGCAGCACCATACAGTGATAAAAATTCAAAAGTAATCAATGAAAGAGTAAAGATAATAAACAAACGAGCTGCAGAACTTATGAACAAAGGGTATATTGTCTACTCCCCAATATCCCACTGTCACACTATTGCATTAGAAAACTCTCTTCCAACAGATCATATCTTTTGGCATAAACAAAATGAGTCCTTCATTCAATGGTGTAATATAGTAGTCATTATTACCATAGACGGATGGATAGAATCAAAAGGAGTATCTGATGAAGTGGATATAGCTAAAAAATATAATAAAGAAATTACTTCTTACATTCAGTTTACTTCTTACAATCCTCTATACACTGATAATCCATTACATGGTTATAACTATTTATATCAATCAACCAAGAATATATCACTTAAATCAGAAAATATTAAATCAACAGAAAAAGATAATTGTTAATCAGGATAAATTATTCATAGCAATTTTAAATAAAATAACTAATATAGATTATAATTTATTAAAGAAAATAAAAGGAATAAAATAACATTCTGCCCGTAACTCCAGCGCTGTTACCTCTCCAGCGTGCATAACAATTAAAATTAATTTTAATAGCTAAAGACTCTCGATATTGAAGCGGGTTTTACAGAAAGTGGTTTTATTATTTTGTCTACTTTCGCATGTTTTTCATTAGATATATTACGCAAGAGTTCAGAGAGGTTTTTTTAATGATAAAAGAGAAGACAAAAATTTGATAAAAAGGAGGAAAGATTATACCATGCTAACATTTAATCAGTTTAAACCTTTTGTATCTCATAATCAAAGTAAAAACAAATAGAATTTAAACGGAGGTAAAATGACTGATAAAGAAAAGAATATAATGCTATCGCTAATAATACGGCAGCTAAAAGAGTTTGACATAACGGAAGAGGAATATTTAGAGAGAAAAAATGAGATTCGGGAATATTTATTTGGAGTGGGGAATTTGTGATTTTATAACTATGTATCGATTTATTAGCTTAGACAGGCTACGCCAGCGTCGCTAATAAAATATTGCAACGGACAAGCCGGTGATCAACACATTAGGAGGACAAATGAAAAATTGGAACATAGTAACTTCGTCAATTTTTTGCCCTGACAAGTTAGCAAATAAAAAACAGTGCGCACATAAAAACCGGTATGGCAATGGGGAGTGTGCGGAGGCTAATTGCCCTATCAAACAGCCTCCTAATCAAGTTGTTGAAGCTGGACAGGCTTCATTTTGTGGCAATTGGGGAAAATGTGAGTTTCCCGGATACCGTAAATGCAATAAAGATTGTAGCAACTATACGCCAGCCATTTAACACAAAATATTATTTGCATAGGAGACATAGCTAAAATGAGATATTTTTATTTATCAAATAAGGAGGTGACAGAAACCGATGGATCTGAAGCTTGGGCAATAGTTGAAGAACTTACAGATGGTAGTATACATCTCTATCAAATCGGATTTACAAATAAAACCGAAGCTATTGAAACTATAAAAAGAGTTATAGCGAATCGTGGTGAAAGCGAATAATAAAATAGTGCACCAGACAAGCTGGTGACCATTACATTACTTGGAGGTCTATTATGAGTTGTTGGAACAAGCAAGAGCTTGAAAATATGCTTGAAGACGTAGTTAATGAGCTTGATTTATCCGAAACAGCAATTGAAGAACATAGCCCAAATGGAACGCCACCGGCAGAACTTGTGAGGCTTGTACTTGCTGAAAAGGATAGAAAGATATCCCTTTTGCAAAATGGGTTTGTAGAAGTTAAAGCGAAAAATAATAAAAAGTTAGAGATGGATGCTACCGAATGCAGAAAACACGGGATTTGTGATATACCAGAGCATTTATGCAATAATAGGCGTGAACATCTTAATCCGCACCACTCAACTTGAACATTATACCAGAAAGGAAAAAACTATGAGCCATGCGAATGGGCAAGTAAAATTTAAAGATGGGACAGTGTTTCATTATGAATACAACGGTACATCTGATGTAGTTATTAACTGTTTGTATGAAAAATATGAGGACATGTCAGATAATTGGAGGAAACAACCACGTAAAACTTGTGAGTGTGGGAATGATGAGCCTGTTGAAATAGCTACAGATTATGGATATGGCTTTTACTGGAAAGGGAAAGCCTGTAAAAAATGCAAGGCGATAACTGAGGGGTATGGCTCCGGCATGGGTGATAATAGCGAGGAAAGTGATAAATTACCTGAATGGTGGGTATAATAAAATAGTACACCGGGCAAGCCGGTGACCATTACATTAACACTTATGAGCATGACACGCTTCATTAATCAAACAATGCTACGGATATCATTGACGCTCACGCTGATTAGCATATTAGCTCTGAATAAACCTAAATTAATCATAAAACATATTAAGGAGAATAAAATTATGTTAAGACAACAAGTAAAAATATCTTTAGATGGATTTGAAATATCAGCATCTTTTCTTTATTCTCCTGCTGATCCTTGGGTAGGAGTACAAGCAGAAATCAATGATATTAAATTAGATATCTCTTATAATAATCAAGATAAATTAACAAAGCAATATATTATAGATGAAATTCATACCATTATGGAGAATAAATAATTATGACACAATCAATACAAGAAAGAGTAAAAAATGCAAACGCAGCTTATTCAGCAGGTGTCCCATATCTAACTGATATTGAATATGATCTTTTATGGCAAGAATTACATGCTCTTGATCCATATAATAAACACCTCTACCATACTGCACGAAATCCTAATCTTGGACAAGATATACATCCACATTTATACAAAATAAAGGGAACGAATAAAGCATTTAAACAAGACGATCTTAAACCTTTCTTACAAAGATTTGGCAATCAACCATTAATCCTTGAACCAAAATACGATGGTTGTGCAGGGGTATTATATCGACAATCAGGAGAAAAGTTTAAACTATTATTAGAAGGAAATGGGTTAGCAGGGAGAGATATATCACATCATCTTAATAGAATTAAATTCACATGGTATCCTGATGCAGTAGAATCAGTAGAACTTATCATACCTTGGAGCAGATGGGAAGATTCATATGGAGCTAATCCTAGAAATGTAGTTGCTGGTTGGTTAGCGAGGACAGAACTTCCTCATAATATAGAAATGGTAGGGCATAATGAATCACCACTTTTAGAAGAATATAATTATGATGGTAATTTAGACCTCTTATCAGAGAAACTTTTAGAATTACATACAATTTGGAAAGCAATATACCCGATAGATGGAATAATGATTAAAGTAAAAGATCATAAACTCCGTTTAACATCCGATACACATGATGAAGTATATGCTTGGAGTATCGCATGGAAACCTCCTATTCAAACAGCAGATACAAGTGTGACGAATATCGAATGGAATGTATCACGAACAGGTAGAGTAATTCCAACAGTTGTTTATAAAGAAATTGAACTTTGTGGAACTAAAAATACTCGTGCTACAGGTAATAATGCTCAATGGATTAAAGATAAAAATATTAAACAAAAAGACATCATCACTATTGGTAAAGCTGGTGAAATTATTCCAAAGATAATCTGTATAAAAGAAAAAATAGATCAAAATAATACATGGTCTATTCTTCCAGTATATTGCCCAATGTGTAAAGAACGATTAAAATTTAAAGGAGTTCATCTTATCTGTGATAATGATAAATGTATAGCTTCACTTATAAAATCTATTTCATATTTCTATTCTGACAAAGGCATGGATTTAAAAAGCATCGGTGAAAATATGATTGCAGATCTTCTTGATAATCCTGACATTTATAACGTCCTCATTGATAATCCTTGGGCATTATTATCCCCTAAGGAATACAATATTTATGATCAGATTATTTCTATTTGGGGACAAGCTAAAACAAAGATATATATCTATAATCTTAATAAAATAAATAAGACAAAAAATGCATGTCATTTTATAGCAGCACTCGGTAAAAAAGGTTGTGCATATAAGACTGCATTAAAATGTTACCATAGTATGAAAGGATATGAAATTAAATCTCATATTCAAAAAGATGCGAGTATAAATTTCGCTTTCAGCATGATAGAATACTATAAAGCAAATAAGTTTATGCTATCTTTCAACTTCATTCCTATCCCTGAACCACCAAAAATTCTCTATTGTATAACAGGAGCTTTAAGTTCTTCTCGTAATGATATGATAGCATACCTTGAAAGTCAACAATGGCAATTTTCCAATCAGGTATCTAAATTTGTAAGTATACTAATTGTAGGGGACAAACCTGGGAAAACTAAAATAACTAAAGCAAAGGAACATAACATCCTTATGATAAAAGAAATTGATTTACCAAATTATATTAAAAAAGGAGATTAAAGTATGACTCAGCATCAAGATGAAAGAGAGACAAAAGCAACTTTTCGTATTAGTAATTCTTTATACCAAGATGTAATTACACAATTAGATCATGGACAACCATCATTATTATTTCGTAAACTTTTTCTCGGTGTGAAAAAAATATTAGATGAAGATCAGAAAGATGATCTTATGAAATTCTTATACAGTAACTATCCATTAGTTATTGAAAGTATAAAGGAGGAATAATTTTATGTCATTAATGGATAGAATAAAAGTAATCCCATTCTCTTCTTATTCTAATGAAAAGAAATTCTCTTTCATCGAAAAGCTTCAACGACTTCGAACAAATGATCAGATCGAAGCAAGATCTAAAGCATTAAAAGGGAACACGAAATCATCTAGGAAAAACAAAGCTAAGAAAGGTAAACGAATAATCGATCCAAAGAAAGCAGCAGCCTTAGCTTTATCTAAATTATCACCAGAAGCATTACAACAATTAATACGAAGGGTTACATAAAGAATGAAAAATAAAATATTTACACTAATCAGTATCAATCCAAATGATATTATAATAAAAGAAAGGGCAAGAAAAGACCTCGGAGATTTAACAGAACTAAAAGATTCAATAACAAAATCAGGTCTTTTAAATCCAATTCTTATAACACAAGATAATGTATTAATTGCAGGTGAAAGAAGACTAACAGCTATAAAAGAATTAGAACTCCCACTTATTGATGCCCGTATATCTCCATCAATTAATTCCGATGATGCTATGATAATGGAAATGATGGAGAATGTAGCTAGGAAAGATTTCACCTGGGCAGAAGAGATAACATTAAAACTTAACCTTCATAAGTACTGGGTAGCAGAGGCAACAAAAGAAAATAAAATTCATGGTTATCGTGCTACAGCTGAAAAACTTTCCTGCTCCATCGGAACATTATCTACTGATCTCGTTCTTGCTAAACATCTCCCAACATTTCCAGACCTCATTACTTGTGAAACTAAAATCAAAGCAAAGAATACACTCAAGAAAATGGGAGAACAAGCAGAGGCAATCAACTCCGCTAATGACTTATCCCCTGAAGAGAAAGCAAACTTAGCCTCTATGATGCAGGGGAATTTCAAAGCTACAAAAACATCCAAAGGAAAAGTAGAATTAAATATTCCTAAAGCACAGCATGAAGATACAATTCCAGATTGCTCAGCTTTAAATGACCGTTCAAAGATTGAACACCAAGAAAGTAATGAAAAAACTAAGCTGAAGAAAGAAGTAGCTTATAGTATAGAAACATATGATACATTCATAAACAAGATTCCAAACAATTCAGTTGGTCTCATTGAACTCGACCCTCCATATGCAATTGATTTCAATACAAACTATGGGCAAGTATCAAATATAAAAGCTAAGGCAAATGATTGGACAGTGGAACAATTATATTCCTTCTACAAAACTATGTTGCCAGTCCTATTTGATAAACTCCTTGATTCAAGTTGGATCATATGTTGGACAGGAAAAGAACATTGGTTAGAGACAAATAAAATTGCAGAAGAATCAGGATTTAAGATTCAACCTCCTGGAATATGGGCAAAGTCAGGAGGAAGTACTAACACTCCTAAAACAAATATGATATCAAACTATGAAATGTTTTTATTATTTCGAAAAGGAAAAGCGACATTCAATACCCCTTCTTTTCCAGCAGTAATAAATTTCAATCCTCCATCATCTTCTCAACGAATCCATCAATGGGAAAAACCACTTGATATGTATAAATATATAATCTCTGCCCTTGGTAGGCAAGGTTCATTATTCCTATCTCCTTTTGCAGGATCTGGTAATTCTCTCATAGCAGCTACGCATGAAAACATGATAGCTATGGGTTGTGATGAAAGTCAGAAATATATTTATGGTTTTATGGATAGATTTAATGGGATATTTAATTCATAGATTGGTATACTTGATAATTTAAAAGGCGAACAAAACGTACCGTTTAACGTCGTTTTAACTTTTTTTGGGATACTTAAAAGTAGTTGGGGTAAAAAACGTCACCACCACCCCAAAAAAGGGCGAGGATTGGAAATTATCCTACGTTTTATGGTGCAAAGGGATTTAGAAAGGCAACCACCACATTGTGGTACAACTAGAAAGGAGTTTTAAATGGCACAATTAACACCAGAGGAAATGAAAAAGCTCCTTGATAATGTTACTAAAGAAGATTTAAAACTTCTTAAATTTATTAAGGAGACTAAATATTATCTTAAAAGTAATTGATACTTATATACAAAAACAAATACTACGATATGAATAATTACTGGATGTTCAACAATCGAACACCAATTAAAGAAAGGAAATAATATGAATGATAAAAAAGAATTTAAATCTTACAAACCATTTAGTATGAAACCAAATATTCCACCTTGCAAACATCCAAATCTTCAACCATTAGAACTTATGTTCGGTCAGCATGTTGGACATCAGGCAGGTTTTGATAATGACATATGTAGTTGGGGATTAACTATTATGTCTTCCCATAGAGTCAGAGTTATACGTTACTGGTGTCCAACATGTAATGCTATTATTGAAGCCCCAAAAGCTAAAGTAGTACAGGAGGATTAATTATTAATGGCAATTCTAATTCCAAAAAACATTACTATAAAGAAAACATTTGATCCTTTGAAAACAGACTGTCCACCAACAACTAATATAGCTACAGCAAATTATATTATGGTAGGTAATTTTCCCAATACGATAGAAGTAATGGAGAAAGAACCATTCGTTGGTCCAGCAGGGAATCAATTGAAAAGAATATGTTCTGTTTGTCAACTTCCTATGTACCAGATTTACCTTACTCTCAGTTGTAAGTCATTATTACCAAGTAATAATAGAAATAAACTCTGGACAGAAAAAGGATTCCGACATCCTAGTTGGGGCTTATTACAGAAACAATTAATTGATGAACTATCAAATTGTAAAGCTAAGACAATCATCTTACTCGGTGATACTGTTATGCATTTACTTCTTGATGAACCTAAATTTAATTCAATAACAAAATATAGAGGAAGTATATATAAAGCTGAAGAATTTCCTCATCTTACTGACCCATTAGCAGGTAAGATAATCTGCTTATCATACCACCCAGCATTCACTCAAGCAATGAAAAGTCCTGTCTCATTCTATACAATGATTTTTGATATAAGTAAATTTATTAAAGTAAATAATTCTCCCGAGCTTCTTGATATCCAACCAGTTCTACATATTAAACCACTCTTTGATGAAGTTTTATCTTTCTTTAACAAATGTATGGATAAACCTTATGTAGGTTTTGATATTGAATGTACTCCAAAATACATCACATGCTTCTCTTTAGCATATAAAAATAAAGATGGAACTATCCATTCCATGTGTATTCCATTAATGGATAATTCAGGAAACTATTGGACAATAAACGAGGAGGTAACTATATGGACAGAATTATCAAAGCTTCTCATTTCTCCAGATGTAGGACTAATATGTCAGAACGGAATGTTCGATGTTATGTTTGTCTTACGCACCATGAACATAATTTCAGACAATTTCTTCTTCGATACCATGCTGGCACAGCATATAGTATACACAGACTTACCGAAAGGGTTAGACTTTCTTACTTCCGTATATACTTATTTCCCATATTATAAAGACGAAGGGAAACAAAGTCATCTTAGTGTTATTAAAGATTGGACTATGTATTGGAAATATAATGCAAAAGATTCTGCATATCTTATTCCAATAATGCTTAATCTTCAAGAAGAGTTACGAGACTTTGAAGCTGAAGATGCAATGCAATATACCATGGAACTTCACAAGCCTCTTATGGAAATGGAGTTTAATGGGTTATTAACTAACAGAGAAGGGATAGCAATTGCAAAGAAAAAGTTTGAAGAACAATTAGCCCAACTCACTATTGATCTTAAAAAACTTACAAACATAGAACTTAATACTAATTCACCTCCACAAATGGTAGCCTACTTCTACGGAACTTGTATGATCAAGCCATACATTAACCGTAAAACAAAACGTCCTACATGTGATAGTACAGCATTATCTCGTATAGCTAGAAAGAATGTAAAAGGATCTAAGGAAGCGAAAATTATTATTCAAATGCGTACGATAGGAAAATTAATAAGCACTTACTTCACCATTAATGTTGATTCAGATAATAAACTTAGATGTTCTCATAAGATTGCAGGGACAGTCTCTGGTCGTATTGCTACTGAAAAAACTTTTTTCGGAACTGGAGCAAATTTACAAAACCAACCTTATGAATACAAGAAATATCTTATCCCTGATCCTGAACATATCTTATGTGAAATTGATTTAGCTAAAGCTGAGGCTCATGTAGTAGCTTACCTCACCCAAGATGCTAATATGATTGAAGCCTTTACATCAGGTATAGATGTCCATGCGTTTAATGCGAGTAAAATATTCAGCAAAACTATTGAAGAAGTAATAGATGAACATCATGCTAATAAGGAAGATCAAAAAAGTACAATGCGTTATATGGGAAAGAAGGTTGTCCATGCAAGTAATTATAATATGGGACCACAGACTTTCTCTGACCAACTTGCTAAAGAAAACATATTCAAAGGACAAGCAGAATGTAAGAGGTTACTTCTTAATTACACTTCTCGCTTTCCTGGTTTACATCGTTGGCATAAATTAATAGAAGAAGAAGTTCAAAATTCCCGAGTACTTTATAATTTATACGGTAGACCTAAAAGATTTTTAGGTCTTATGAATGCTGCATTATATCGCAACGCATATAGTTTTAAGCCACAAAGTACAGTTGCTGAACTCTTAAATAAAGGGTCAATTAAAATATGTAATGACAAACGATTAGATCGACATCACCATGATATTGATTTAAATACAACTGTACATGATAGTGATGTGTTTCAATTTAAAATATCTAAATCTCCTGACCTTCTTGATATCTTACTAATCATGCAAGACCATATGAATCATACGTTCACTCATAAAGGAAAGAGTTTTAACATTGGGCTCGATGCAAAGATAGGATTACAATGGGCGGGAGTTAAGACAGCAGAGATTAGTACATTTGATAAACAAAGTGTTGAAGAAGCTTTACATAAAATAGGAGTGAAATAAATATGACCACCAGACATCTATCCGACTGGCTTGAGTACTATCTCCAGTTCACTCAAAAATCTGAACCTCCAACTCAATACCACGTATGGTCAGGTATTTCTGCCATCGCATCTTGTCTCCGAAGAAAGTGTTATTGCAATTGGGGATCACGTGGATATGTCTATCCTAACTTTTACCTCTGCCTTGTTGGTCCACCTGGAGGAAGGAAAGGTACGGCTATGAAAATAGCAAAAAAGATGCTACAACAATTAGAACTCCCTATGGGATCAGATGCATTAGGATCAGTACAAATGTTGTATAAAGAAATAAAAGAAGCTCAGGCAGAATACATAAGTGCAGGAAAAGTAGGTAAGACTTTCCAACATAAGAGTCTTAGCATATGGAGTGAAGAATTTCAAGTATTTCTTTCCGACAAAGATCAACGGCTAATCGGTAGTCTTACTGACCTTTTCGATTGCGCAGACAACTGGAAATATTCAACCTTATCTCGAGGACTTGATGACTTAAGTAACTGTTGGTTAAATATAATAGGAGCAATAACTCCAGCATTACTCCAGTCAAAACTATCAATGGATGCAGTTGGAGGAGGGTTAATATCTAGAATTATTTTCATCGTAGGGTATGGACCAATTAAAAAAGTAGCTCTACCTTTCTTTTCACCTGAAGAAGAAGAGTTACAAATAAAGTTACAACAGGATCTTGAACTTATCAAAGACATGGCAGGAGCATTCAAATTATCTAATGATTTCCTAGAAGCTTGGGTATCATGGTATGAGACAGTGAATCCAGTTAATTCTGTAAATAATGATAAATTCATGGGATATAATTCTAGGCGTGCATTACATCTTAATAAACTTTGTATGATATTCTCTGCATCAGAGCGACAAGATATGATAATTACAGAAGATCATTTTAATAAAGCTCTTGCAATATTAACTGAGGCAGAAGAAGAAATGCCTAATGCTTTTTATGGTCTTGGTCGTGGGGCGCATAGTGAAATCTTCACAAGCTTTCTACGCTACATAGAAGGGAGAGAACAATTCTCTTTTGCAGACCTTACTAAAGCTTTTCAATTAGATTCTAAACCAGTAGAAATGCAAGAGTTTATTCAGATGGCAGAGACAACAGGAAAAATAATAAAGAAAAAATCTATGGGAGGAGATTTATATTATGAAACAATACATGAGGATAAAGTAGAAATTGATAAGAGTCATTTAAAAAACACATTATATAAAAGGATGGGATAAGATGGAATTATTTTTTGATATAGAAACAAGCGGATTCATTAGCAAGAAAATTGACTTCGATCATAAAGATCAAGCATGGGCAATACAACTTGCAGCAATCCTCAGTACAAAGGATGAAATTATACAAGAATTAAACCTGCTTATTAAACCAGCAGGACGTGCTATGAACTACCATGCAGAGAAGATTCATGGAATTAGTTTAGATAAGGCAGAAGCAGAAGGAAGAGATGAGAAAGAAGTAATTGCTCGTTTTGCAGACCTCCAGTTACAACGACCAACAAGAATCTGTCACAACTATTCATTTGATTCAGAATTCATCTCCCAAATGTTTCAACGGAATATGGATACATTAACAGATCAACAACGTAGTATATTCTTTATTGACCTTCCTCATTTCTGTACTATGAAAGATGATAGTATAAAAAGATATGTTAATGCAAAAAATGTAAAGGGGAAATTAAAATGGGCAAAGTTATCAGAGATGTATGAAAAGTTATTTGCATATAATTTTCTAAATGCTCATGATGCCCTTGAAGATACTAGAGCTTTACGAGATTGTTATTATGAATTACAAAGGAAGGAGATTATATAATGGATAAAGAATATACAGACAGAGCACAAACACCAGAAGAAAAGCTTGCCTTTGAACATTGGAAATTTATAGAAGATACATTAAAAGCTTATGATATTAAGGCTGAACATGAATTAATTAAAGCAAAACATATGTATATATCAGCCTTCATTCATGGATATAAACATAGGAAGGAAGAGGATAATTTTAAAAGGTTAAAAATTGATAGAATGATAATACCAGGATTAAAAACCTAAACTCACCGTTCACTTATTGAACAAGCAGAAATAGGGAAGAAACGATATTATATTTTCTTCCCTATTTTTATTTCTACCTACTTAATGGGCGTCTTCTACTACTTTTTCTTTCTCTACGAGATCGACTCTCTCCTCTTCCAACGTTACTACTTCCTCCACTATTATTTTCTGGCAAATGTCCAATCAAAGCTCTTGGAGTACTCTCTCCTCTATGCCTAGTCCCTCTTACATATTTAGTTATTTGTGAAGTTCCTGTAATTCCAAGTCCTTTTCCTACTAAAGAAGCAATTGCAATGATAGCTTTCTCATCTCCTGCAAAAGCATCAGGAAGTAAATCTTGTTTAATATAATCATTTCCTGCAATAGCTTTTGCTATATCTCCATAGTACTGCATCAGTGGACCAAGTGGATGTGATCCAAATTTCAAGCTTCCAGTAAGTGGAACACCTTCACTAATTTCTAATAAGACATCTTTAAATAAAGCAATACTTGACTTATCTCCTTGATCTATTCCTCTAAACAAAGACTTAACTGGTGCAGGAAAAGGAGATTGAATTCCAATAATATCTTCCGCAAGAGTATTAACTGCTGCAACAGCAATTCCATATCTAAGTAGTTTTGCTTTATTATT